TGGAGGCTTAACATGAGAGGTTTCAATCAAGGTGCCGTCATCCCCGAGCGCGACCTATCCGACGTAATCCCAATGCGGTTTAATCTTATCGTCAAGCTCCATGTCGAGAAGGAGATAAGCGAATTTATCGTAATGCCGGAGAGCGTGAAGAAACACAAGGATTCAACCCGAGGCTGGTTTGGGGTGGTAATGGCTGTTGGCGAGTCTATCCCCAAAATGCGGCAATTAGTAGGCACGATTAAGCCTGGGATGATGTGTATTTTCGACGAGAGCGTTTCTATCGATGACCCTAATCGATGTTTCGATTGGAAAGGGGATAGATATGTAATGTTCGATATCGAAACTGTAATGGGAGTCGTTAAGAAGGACAAGATCGAAATGCTGGGGGACCGGGTTCTCATCCAGCGCGTCAAGGCAAACGACTACAAGCAGACAAAGAGCAAACTATGGATACCGGAAGTTTCAAAGCCCCAAGACCTTGGCGGCATTGTCGTAGCCGCCGGCCCTGGGCTTCCCGGCTCCAAAGGAAAGCTACCGATGGATTTCAAGGTTGGCGATTTCGTCCTATTCGCCCGCTACTCCGGAACCGACATAAAGATTCTTGGCAAGGACCATGTTGTGATTAGACAGGACAGGATTCTCGCTGCTGTTGAGGGCGAGGCAAGCCGCATACAATTCGCATGAGGAAACTTCTATTCGTTGGCTCAATCTGTTTTGACGGATTTGAAACGCTTGGAGATATTGAGTATTGGATGGGCGCAAAAATGCCCGTCGAGGTAGACTTCTACTTAAATCTGCCCGCCGGCATTGAAAGTAACGGGGCCGTTGTAATAAGAAAAAAGGAGAAACCATGAGCGATACACTTGAAGATACCAAGACTATCAGCGTTAAGCTGTCCACCGAGGCCATGACGAATACGATTGTGAAGGAAGCGAACCTCCTGATCGTGGCCATGCCCCTCAACACTCCCAAGTACGTTGCCCTGGGATTCCTCTACTCCGTCCTCTCCGAGATGGGTACGTTCTATGAGGCTTGCGAACAGGCGGCGAAACAGCGGAAGCCCGGCATCATCAAGGCGGGTGTTGATTTTGGAAAGAATCTGTTAAAATCATAAGGGGATATATATGGCCAAGAAAATCAAAGGACTGTTGAAGTCGGCAAAGGACGCCATCAAAGATAAAATCCCCGCCTCCGTCCCAATGCCTATCCCTATCAAACAGGAGATTCCTATTTCTGCGGTTCTGGAAGTCGAGCAACCCGTAAAGTCTCAATCCCCGGTAGTGAATCCCATAGTTGTTCCTGTCGAGGGAGATAAGCCAGGCGTTGCCCGATTTCCGAAACCGAAGAAGGTGGCGCCGGCGGTCAAGCATGATTCGGTGCTACAGAAGCACCTATACAATCTTCTTAAATTGCTTTCAGACCAAAATGGTGGACACCATACCATTGCTCTGGATGAATACCTAAAGGATTTAGAGTGATTACATCTCCCGCCAAAGGAATACGCCCGGCAAGAAGTCAGGGTCCTTTCCGGTACGGGAGAAAAAATCATCAACCTCCGGATATCTTGATGGGCTCATCATTGACGCTCCCGGATCTGAAACATACACCTTCTACATCAAGGGCCCGGCCGGGATTGAATATTTCATCTGCCCGATTACGCTGACCGGTTACGCTGACCGGGGATAACACATATCTATTTCCCCAAAGGGTTCCCATGACGGGGAACATGACCTGGGGGGTTTCCATAGCCGCCATCGGTGCGGTGAACGGGTCGAGCGTTACGGTGCAGGGATACGAGTTCTAACTTGACGCTTTCTTTTGTTTCCGCTACTCTATAAAGGTCCTAGGGTCGGGCTCCACCTAAAGCGAGTCCAACTTTTTCTTCATGAGTAGTATCAGATTCAACGGAGGATCCACTATGGGTCAATATACGAATGACGCTCGTAATGAGCGTACCGAGCATGAAGCCGGCGGCTCAAAGGGCGAACAGGGCGGCAAGGGTTCCGGAAAAGTTAAGTGTTCTGCTTCCCCCGCTTCTCGGCCGGCCGCGAATTTTGTGGACGCCTCCTCTGTCGTTGGAGAGCCCATCGTCGGAGAGCTTAACGTCCCGGGAACGTCCGTCGTCAAGGGCGCCTCTACGCCCGGTCAGGTGGATTATCCCAAGGGCAAGCCCGGCAAGCCTATGGGCGGCAAGGTTTCCAAACCCCAGGGCGCGAAAGACAGCGGCTACTAGACCTTGAATATTTCATTCTCCAAACCTCCTTTAGCCATCCAGGGAGAGCTTGACAAACAGGAAAAGAACCTGGCCGTCAAGACTTTCTCCCTGGATGACGCCAAAAAGGGAGAGTTGGAGTTGAAGTTAAAGCTTTGGGTCGAGTCGTGGGAGAGGAATACTTCTTCCATGCGACGGCGCCTTATTGAAGCAAATGACCATCTAGAAGGCATTGCCGAGGATACTGATTTCCCCTGGGAGGGAGCTTCTAAGGTTACGATGGGATTTGCGGCCGGCATGGCCAGGACGCTCCGAGCGACCTTTGATCGAGCCGTATTCCCCGATAACCGGCCTTTCGCCTCTGAATCGATGGGGGACGTAAAGACTGAGGATCGTAATGACTTGGAGAACGGGGTTAATTGGCTCTCCCGCAAGCATAACAACCTAGTCGAGTCTATGCGGAATACTCCTATCCCTGTGTTCCGAGATGGAACGGTACCTATGATGGGGGAGTGGGAGCGCAAGCTGGAGAAGGTTTGTGAAACCAAGATATATCAGAATGTCAAAGAATTCCTTACTGACTACCCTACCCCCGAGGATGCTGGGATAACTCCTGAAAAGTTTACGAACATCTATCGTCATCTATCAGTGATGGACAATTTCGTTTCTGTTGAGTGGATGAGGGATGCTGTTATCAAAGATTCTCCTGTATTCACCAATTTCCCTCTGGCGCGTCTTATTTGGTATCCGGTGTTTAATGTTGATAAATTGAACGATTGCCGAATTTATGGACGCCTGTATTATGAGTCGGAACAGGATATCCGATCCAAAACCAAGCGTGGAGTTTACGACAAGGAGGCAGTTGAGAAGTCGCTTGCCTCGTCGCATGGCCGGGGATCCGCTGACGCCTGGGGAGATTCCCGGGATTCCATTGAGGGACTTAGCACTAACGAACAGGATATTAAATTTGTTCGCGTTGCCAAGCTCGTACTCTGCGAGGATCTGGATGGGGACGATATCCCCGAGAGATATATGGTTACTCTCGATATCGACAATTTTAAGATCTGGCGTATGGAGAGATATAAGCTCCGTCGCAATATCCCCAACATCGTTCTTTTCGGTTTTCTCAGGAGGGACCAGCGGTTGCTCCGCACTTCCCTTCTCATGGATGGTATCGATCAGTTCAAGATGGTTGATAACCTCCACCGGCATAGGAATAACGTCCGTTCCATAACCGATTGCCCGGCGTTCCTTGTTCCGGAAGGGATTAAGGATAGCGTCGATTTTGGGGGCGGGGATGCTGTATTTAAGCCCGGAATAACGTGGTACCTCCCTGACCGCTACCTTAAAGAAGGCATGACTCCCAGGCAGATGCCGATTACCTCCCTGTCAAAGACTTCCGAGAGCCTGGATGAAGAAAGCGGGATTGTGCGATATCTTGAATTCCGTCTTGGACCTTCCCAGGGGCTCAGTGGCCAGCAATCGATGGTGGATCCCCGGGCGCCGGCCAGCAAGACTATCGCCCAGCTCAAACAGGCCACGCTCCGTATCGATGACATGATCCGGGAGTGGAAAACGTCCGTTCCCGAGGCCCTGGACCTAATGCTGGCTCTCTATCAATGCTATGGAGAGGATAAGTATAAGGTCGGTGTTGCCGATGAGCAGACCGGGGATATCGACACCTTCCGGGAAGTTGGACGCAATCTATTCAGTCTTGATAGCGCCAAGTTCATGCTTAGGCATAATGAGCTTTCGCTATCCCCTGAATTTGAGATGGAGAAGGTAATGGGTATCGCCGCTATTGCCGCCCAGAATCCCCTTGTCCTGCAGGCCAAGCCCGAAATTCTTATCCATACCTGGAACGATCTTGTTCTTTCTTCCCGCATTTCTGACCCTAAGCGGTTCATGATCCAGATACCGAGCCCGAATCAGCCTGTCGCTCCGGGTGCCGGGATTGGGCCGATTCTACAGGGTAACAACGACAACGCTTTAATGGGGCGCCCTCCCGAGGCCCAAACTGTAAATCAGGAAAGCTCTGCCGCAATCGCAAATTATCTACCAAAGAGAGGGACAAGTGGGCCAAGCAAGAATTCCTGAGTCTGGAATTAAAGAACGTCGTGAGAAGATCGCAAGATGGGAAGAACAAATCCTAGTCTGGGAAGCAATGGCCTCAAAGGACCCTGGACTTGAAATTGTCCGTAAGGCCATCAATGCCGGCCGGGATATTGAGAAAAAGGAAATCGTTTCCAGGGTTCTTTCCCTTCAATTCTCGACGGAAGCCGATAGATTGGATTTGGGTAAAAGAGCTGGAACACTTGCCGCTTTCGATTCAATCTATTATGATATATTTGAGTCAGAAAAGAAGATTGAAGGGGCAAGGCTACAGATTGCTAGACTTTTAAGCGAGATTTCAAAAGCGAATAAAGGCGAATTGATCGACACTGGAGCATTATAAAATATGAGCAAGAAAATTGAAGATTCTGTTGAAGATCTCCGCGCCCAGCTAATTGCTGAGAAAGCGAAATCTGACCAACTCCAGAAAGACAACGAGAATCGACAACGCTCAGAAAATGAAAGGATCAAGCGCGAGGAAGATGAACGGGAGAGGCAACGTCTTTCTGCCGCCAGCTCCGAGCCTACCGAGGAACAGTGGGTTAAGTTGGAGGAGGAGTACGGGATGACCCGGGATGGTATCCGTTCTTCCTGGAAAATCGCCCAGAAGGTTGCCGCCCCGCTTACGGCCGAGCTACAGGGGTACAGGGTCAAAGAAGCCGCCCAGGAAGCCGTCCGGGTCGCTAAATCTGCCGCCCTTGCCTCTGACCCCCAATTCCCCAAGTATGAGGGATTTGTGGATGAGTACCTTGCCGACGTTCCGGCGTATGAGAAGTCGGACAAGAATCTTATGGCCAAACATATGGACCGGGCCCTCAATTTTGCCCAGGGAAAGGCACGTCGGGCTCCTGGATTCCGGGAACAGCCGTCCGATAGCCCCAAGGATGGTCTTACTCAGGAACAGAAGGATGATGCCGCCGCCGGATTTGGATCCCATGAAATTAGCGGTATCCCTCTTACCATCAATATCGAAAAGCGCGTTCCAGACGATTTCCGCAAACTTCACGCCCATCCTGATAAAGAGGGTGGCGTCCGTATGAATGAGCGTTCCAAGTGGAACGAATCCATCCCCAAGAAGCCCCGTTAGTAACTGAGTCGTTCTCCTAGAGCCCTCCAATTAAGGAGGACTGAATGTTAGAAAGGCGCGTACCGGGAGCAACTAATATGTTCCCCGCCATGTTTCCTACCCCCACAAAGGGTAATGGCCTTGTACGCCCTAATAATTTACGCTCCGGTAAAAATCAACCGGACGCCCTCCCGTCAATCCGTCGCAAACTCCACTGTAAGCAATGTGGTTTTATATGCGATAAATCCAGACAGACCCCTTCCGGTGGAGATCTTAGCGGGGATGGCGCGTTTGCTGGTAACACTTTGTCGGGTACGTCTGCCGGTTTTGATCTCCAGGGAGAAGGGCAACATCAAGCCGGAGCCGGTTGCCCCCTATGCGGATCTAAGAATTTTGCTTCCGCATCAAGAGTCGGGCAATAGACACAGGAGGCGTAAAATATGAAAATCGTTTCTAATGCTTCGGGGAAGTCCACCATTATCAAGATGCCTATCGATAGCAACGGGACCACGTTGGTTGCGGGCGCTCTCTTGACGATGGGAGTTACCGCCGCTTCAAACATGGGCGCTCTTATCGTTAGCGGAGCCGCCGCCGCCGACGCCGTTGGTATCCTTCTCGGGCCTGACTTCCCGGCTACCGGCGAGGCTGACTCGACCATCGAAACTGGCGTTACGCGCACTCTCCGTGAAGTGGAATTGCTCCACCCCGGCGATATCGTCGCTGTCGAGTATGACCAGGCCGACACTGTGGCCGTCGCTTCCGGTTCCGTTACCACTGGCGTTATCACTGGGTCGGACGACGAATCGGGTTGCTGGCACTACTACACCGCCGGCGGTGGTATCGGGCAGTTGGCGTACATCAAGTCCTACTCGAGCGATACTTCTACCTATAAGTCTGCCTTGACCACGGATCCGTCTACCTCGTCCCCGCTTGTCATTCGCATTCTCGCTCCCGGCCGCACCCTCGTTAAGATTACGACTAACGCCTCCACGCTTGGTACCGACGCCGCCGATGGTTCTGCCGATGCGCTCGTTCTTCGCAATGAGTTTACCTACGACGGCGCCCCGGGCTGGCTGGAGCTTGACTACACTAAGCATCACAACCTCCAGCTCAACGGCCTGAACCCCAAGTTCCGTTCGTTGGTTTGCTTCACGAACAACGCTACCGCTCCAATCGCGTAAAGTCCTGATTAGCAACATGAGAAGCTAAAAAACACAGTACAGGAGAATTATCATGGTTGTAAACCAGGCCGCTTTACCTTCAATCGTTCAGCGAGATCTTTCCGAGGTCTTTCTTGACCAGCAGAGATCTTTCGAGTCCATGCTTCCCTCGTTTTTCAAGATGGTGGAAGCCCAGCAAGGCACCGAGTACGACCTTGAAGCCGGAGATGTTGGCCAGGTGGCCGAGTTTACCGGCGAGATCTCGTATGATGACTTTGCCGAAGGCTACAAGAAGTCCACGACTGAAACCGAGTATTCGCTTGGTTTGAAGATCCAGCGCCGGCTTCTTCGCAATGACCTGTACGAAGTCGTCCGTAACAGCGTCGGCCTTATGTCTGATTCTTTCAATCAGAAGAAGGAGCAGATCGGGGCGTCTATCTTCAACAACGCCTTCAACACTGTCCATACTGTTGGCGATGCCCTCGCCCTTTGCTCGACGGCTCATACCAGCAAGGTCGGTGGCGCCAACCAGGGCAACAGCGGCTCGTCGGCTCTCTCGGCGGCGGCTGTCGAGGCTACCCGTATCCTCATGGTCAAGTTCAAGACCAACCGGGACAACATTCGCACCGCCCGCCCTTCACTTCTGTTGGCCCCTACGGACCTCCACGAAAAGGCGTGGGAGATCGTCAATTCCTACGGCAAGATGGACACCGCGCTCAACAACCGCAATTTCCACTTCGGTAAGTGGAACCTGGCGGTTTGGGATAACTTCCTGACCGACACGAACAACTGGTTCATGATCGATGAGCGCATTATGAAGATGGTTCTCAAATACCGCATTTGGGAGCCTGTCCAGTTCTTCCGTTCCGGCGAGTTTGATACGCTGGTTCAGAAGTACGCCGGCTATATGTCCAACGCCGTTTCCACTGTTGAGTGGCGCTGGGTGTACGGCCACGCCGTTTCTTGATCTAGCTCTACACCATGAGCAGTACCCCCCTCGGGGGCAACAAAAGAGAAGGGAGATAAAATGGCTAAGAAAGATAAGATGGTTTCGCGCACTATTTCTGACCGAGAACGGGATGAGCTTACGGCCCAGATCGAGTCTGAAAAGGCGTTCCAGGCCAGCTTGGGGAGAGATCTTCCCGAAAGCGGTAGTCTTGGAGCATTGCGTGATGCCGGCGGTCTTACTGTAGATGATGGGAAAGCTAAACAGCGTATTTCTGCCATGGAGAAAGTTCTAAAGGATGGGGAAGCCCCCAATCTCCGTGGAGCAGATAGGAATGCGGCCGTTTCTCGTCATCGATTCTTGGCTGAAACTCTCCCTGAAAAGTTGCTTACCATACGGGACCAGGATTTGTTCCCCAAGGATGGACACGATTACCAATCGGCCGTTAGAAAGGCCGTCCGTAGTGAAATCGGGAATATCCAGACTCAGAAGGAAATCGCAGAATACCGCGATCTTGGCAGAGCCCTTCATCCGGAAGATCCCGATCAGTCAAGCGTAGAACGCCTCAGAAAAATTCGCTAAGGAGCAATACCATGAAAAAGATTGCCTATCTGTTTTCTGCCCTACTCATTCTCGCTCTCGTTACTGGGAGGGTTTCTGCTCGTCTGACCGGAACGGACCCGGGTACCGATGTTTGGTGCGTTGGGCCCTCGTCTTTCGAGATCTGCGTGGATGTGTTGGGGAATCTGATTCCGACGACCACAAACATCGGAAGCCTCGGCACCTCATCGTTGAAGTGGAAGGATCTTATCTTGGCCGGGAACGCCACCGTCGGCGGCACCCTGACCCAGACGGGCTCCTTGACCCTCGGGATCGCCTCCAGCCTCATCAAGACTCCTGTGGCGGCGGCGGTCCTCGGCGCCGGCGGCACGATCTCCACGGTGGGAGCTTGTGGCGGCCTCATTGAGCTGTCGGTTACGGCCAACCGCACTACGGACACCACGGACTCGCTGACTGCCCCTACGGCGGGGAATAAGGGATGTGTCGTCCACATCGTCAATACGGGCGGCGGCACGATCTCCATCGACAATAACGCCCATTGCTTCACGGGCGGTACCCAGATGGTTCTTGGAACGGGGGACGGCGCTTCCTTCATCCAGGGAACCTCGGCTTGGATCCAGATCGGCTCTAGCGACAACGCTTAAAGGGGGCACATGAAGAAGAATATTCTTCTGGCCTTAGTGGCCGTAATGGCTGGAGTCGGGATCGCCATGGGATCAGCCCGTGGCCTTTCCACGGCCGCATTGAGCGCCCAGGACGATGGGGATACCCGGGTAGGTATTCGTATCTCATGCCTTTCATCTGCCTGGACTCAGGTGGTTGCGGCTCGTCCGGTTAGGCGTTTCCTGAAACTCAAATCATTGGAATCTGCCACTGATATTATCTGCCTTGGAACGGCTGATAATGGTTCTGGAACCACCTGTGCGCTTGCTCACGCATTTGACCTCGGGACCGGGGATGAGTACCAGGACGCCAATGAGGCTGTTCTATGGTGCCGTTCCGGTGGCGGCACTCAGATCATCAAAGGTTTCGATCTATACGATAGCCGGGATTAGGATGGTCTATGACCTATGCCTCGCAACCGCCATTAGCGGCAGTAGCGTCCATGGGAGTATGTCTGCTTATTCTTGTAGTGGGAGCATACCTAATGCTTCTGGCGGTTAAACCATGAAGATATTAGCTCTGCTACTCCTTCTTACTCCAGCGGCCAGGGCAATCACGCTTACGACTATCCAGGCAGATTGTCGCGTATTAACCCAGGATACCGGGACAATCAGGCAACGTCTTACAGACGCACAACTGATCCGGTTCATTAATGAAGGGCAGAAGGATATCGTTCAATTCGCCAAGCCAATCCGGAAATCCACGCAGTTTGAGCTTGTTTCTGGGACGACGTACTATTCGGCACCGGCAGACTTCCTTTCCCCAATTCGTGTAACTCGCTCATATCAACTACTCCCGGAATTGTCTGTTGCCGCTTTGGACAAGAACATCTCATGGCAGACAGTCCCGGGCCTACCCATAAATTATTTCGTAAATCACTCCAGCCGCACGTTAATTGGGATGTATCCATTCCCCAATAGCACGACATCAACAGGGACTATCCGGATGGAATACTCGGCACAGGCTACGGATCTGGCGTCAGCCTCAGATGAGCCATTTAACTCGATAGTCGAGCTACAGCCATACGGGTACGCCCTCTCTCTATTCTGCGCGTATCGTGGATCCCTTCTCAACGGGGAACCGACACAGGCACAAGCCTATTACGCTGAATACAAACAACGGAAGGAAATGTTAGCCTCCGACGCTTTCAGCCGACCCAACTACCGCCCGGGAGCTGTTGGGGCCGGCGTTGGGGGCAATCCGTGAAAGCCCTCCTAATCCTACTCCTTGCCGTTCCAACAATGGCACAGGAAAACGGACCGGTGTTCCCATTACCGCTATTTACCGATGGCCTTTACACTCGCTACTCATCCAATGCCATCCCCGATGGAGCCCTGTCTGACGCCCTCAACGTAACGCTGGATGAGGATGTAAATGGCGTTGTGGTGGCCAGGAAGGGGTACTCAAAGTACAATACCACGGAAATTACTGATACCAAGACTGTTAGGGGATTGTGGAGCTTTGACGCCACGGACGGGACCAAGTATTTCGTTGCCATGTCCTCGGCCTCGTTCTACAAGAGTACCGGAAATGGGACTTGGACCGCGATTACCGGCCTCAACTCCTTCTCGCTTACAAAGGATTTTGACTGTACCGTTACAATCGGAAAATTTTGGTGCGGTAACGGGGACACCGTATTCTCCTGGGATGGGACAAGCACGGCGACAGTAACCAATGCCCCGATTGGTAACATAATTGGCCGGTTCAGAAACCGGGTGCTGATCTCAGGGATCTCGGGGTCTAAGGGTCGCGTCCGTGGCTCGGGAGAGCTTGACGGGACCGACTACACACTCCAGACCCCAGGCGTTTCCACCACCCCGTTCTCTATTGCCTTCGGAGGGGCCGACGACGGAGAGGATATCACCTGTCTTATGGGGGCTTACCAAGACGCCTTCATCGTTGGAAAGCGTAGCTCGCTATGGGCTCTATACGGGTTTGGACGGAATGACTTTCAAGTGCGCGAGATTTCAAGAGAGGTCGGTTGCTTAGAGCGGAGGTCTGTCAGGGAGAAGAATAACTGCTTGTACTGGCTCTCTCTCCGTGGAATTGAGAAGTTTTGCGGGGCATCAATCGTCCGAATTTCCGATCCAATCCGAGATCTGCTCGACACTATCGTTGCTACCGCCGGCAACACAAGGCTTGCCATAGACACATCCCAGTCCGATTTTGAGGCCGGAAACCTCACCGCTTCCGGGGCCGGCGCATCAATGAGTGCCACGATCTCACCCGGGAATGTGGTCGCCTCGACCTTCTCTGGCGTCGATACTTCCGATTCAGACTTCGCGGGCGGGACGATGACTAATTTGAGCCTGACTGATTCTGTGGGTTCGGTTCTCCTTTCTAGCACGGTAGTGCAAGATGTGTGGGCGAATGGACTGACCTCTGGTAGATTGGCATGGGTAGTCACCGCTGGGTCGTGGGACATCGTAACGCACAATTCGCAGAATTATCTAAGGGCATACAGCGGAGCATTCGGAGCTGGCGACTTAACAAACTTAATCAACACATCGTCGGTTACCGTCTCCACCGGTTCATTCCACTTCACCTGGTATCAAGATCGAGGGAACTTTTGCAGTAACAATAACGCCTGGAACGGAACGGGTGGCAGTTGCTTTATCTACCGTTACATGGAAAACGGCGGCGGTAATTACCTCGGCATCAAGGTAACGGAAACGTCAGGAGAATTTGCACAGACAGTCAAACTGGTTAAGAACATATCCGCGGTAGAAACGGAACTGACATCGGTCCCAAAGCCGTTCACTGGAGGAACGGTCTATACGTTTGATCTTGTCCGTTCGACGGATGGGAGGCAATATCTTTATATAGACAGCGTTCTCATATCAAGCACTCCGGCTGAAAATTCTGTTTCACTTCCGATTACAAAATCAAGGATTG